TTTTATCTGTCAACCATTTTCTTCCAGTCCAAAATTCAAAACCATCATATTTAGCTTTGTAAGAACTTGCTTCTTCATATGCATAAGACAAATAATATTTATCTATGTTGTTATCTATGCACCATTTTATTTCAAACAATGTTGCGTATGTTCCTAGACCTAACTTTTCGTCTTCGTAGTTCCAAGCAAACTGCCCTGTTATAAGATGTTTGCCAAGAATCATTAACTCTGTAAAAGCTACTGGTTTACCTTTATAATTATAAACAAAGTATTTCCAATCTAAAGGGTCATCTCTCATAAACTCTTCACTTTCTTCTTCATTATTTTTTTCGTGAAAGTGTTTATGTCTAATATATTTTTTATATATATCCGCTAAAGCATCTTTATCTGGATTGCCTGCTATATCTACAGTTACATCTTTTTTATTTAATGTATACTTTTGTTTTTTACTAAAAGTAAATTTAGATAAATCTAATCTACAACTTCTAGCATTAATCCAAGTTAATTTATCTAGTTTAGTATAATACCAAGATAAGGGTATCCAACCATTATTAAGAGCATAGTCATACTCATTTGGTTCAAACTCTCCTAGTATTAACGAATATATTAAATCGTAGTTGGTAAGTTTACCTGCTATATGGTCAAAATAAATTTTCACTAAGGACGTTCAAACTGAGTCATGTACGAGTCATCAGTTTTGGTGTCCTCTTCTCTAGTGTTTTCTACTGTGTAGAAATTTTGGTCTATCTTGTATCCTGGATTCTCTACTAATCTTTCTTCCATAAATGCATCGTCATACCAAATTGTTCTATTGTTTGGATATGCAAAGAAGTTACCATCATCCATTCTAAACATGTGTGCACATTTGTGTTCTGGGTCTTCACTAAAGTTTGTATCTAAGATACCAGATTTATTTTCCCATGCCCAGTCTATTGTAAACATATACGTGCCTTTTCTTTTTACACCTTTGTAGTCTACAAGCTCTGCTCTACAATTTGCCAATCTATTTCTTCTATTTACATCTACATAAGGTGAGAAACAATCCCAGTACATATGTATATTTAGATTATGTTTAGGTGCATCTTTTTTCCAACAAAACGCATGTATTGGTCTTCTTGTCCAATTAACACCATTAGGTAATAAACATTCAAATAATAATGCTCTTCTTTCTAAACTGTTTACTGTATGTACATCCGCAAAGGTAAAATCCCCATGTCCTTTTTCATGGTCATACAAATATTCATTTCTAATATATGCACTAAAAGGTGGTAGATTATGATTTAAATATGCCACTTACCACTTAGTCCTATGTGCCCAATATCTAGCTGACATTTTACTAGGGTTTGGGTCTTGTGCTGAATGTCTTGCATAATAACTTTTCTTTCTTGCTTTGTCCTTTTTACTTTTAGGATTTTTACCTGCACCCTTTACACCTTGTTGTCCAAATCTAATTAATTTTAAATTATGACCTTCTTGTGCTAAAACCATATGTGATTTAGTTTTATGTCCAGGAGTTCTTTTAGGTTTATTTACACCTGCAAGATTATGTTTCTTTAATAAACTTTTTTTTCTATTTTCGTGTGGCATTATGAAAACTTCCTATATGCTGCAGTTTTTTTAGCTATTCGTTTTGGTTGCTTGCTGTGTTGCTTACCTTTCTTTTTAGCTTTTCTTTTAGCTTTTGTACTAGCTGCATACTCAGCTGCAGACAAAGATTTAATAGCTTTCTCTGGTAAATACCTTTCACCAGTTTCAGAACTTTTCTTACCACTTTTGGTTCTCCACTTTTGTTTACCCCAAGCCTTAAGACTTCTTTGACTTTTTGCTAGTGCCATGCTTCCTCTTTAAACTAGTTTTGGCTGCTTTAGCCAAACGTGCTTGTTGTGGTTTACCTCCATACTTAGAACGTTGTTCTAGAACAGTTAAGATTTGAATTTTTCTAGCATACGGCTTTTTAACTCGTTTAACTTTTGCAATACTTTTTTTAGCATCGCCCACAGTCGCATACTTAATTCTAACAGTATCTTTTGGATTTTCATCTGTATATAATCTCCTTCCACTACCCTTTGGTTTTTTACCTGTTCCTACTTTTGGGTCTGCCATTGGTTAGCCTCTGCAACCACCACAGTTCCCTCCACAATATTCACACATTATGTTCTTACCTTTTTCTTTGTTGTTTTTGTTTTCTTACCATTCTTTTTTTTAATAACACCTCTAGCCATTAAAACATCTTTCATTGTTACTTTACCATCTCCAGACATATCTGGAAACTTTTTCTTTTTAGTTTTCTTTGCCATTACTTTTTTCATTACTTATATCCTCCCCCTGCTTTTTTATAAGCTTTTGCTAATGCCTGGGCCTTACGAGCTGACCACTGTCCTGCCCCAGTTCCGTGTGAAGCCTGTGCTTTAATACGATTAAAAATTTTTTTACGCATACCAGGCTTAGTATAGTTACCTGCTTTGTTTACAGTTGACTTACTTTTTTTTGCCTTTGCCATTACCAGTCATGCGTTTAATAGTTTTAGCTTGTCCTGCATGCATTTTAGATGCACCAACTAGTTGCTTTGATATTTTTTTTAATTTACTTTTAGTTTGTTTTTTCATTATTTTTTCGTAGCCCTATTAGTTTTTTTGTTATATTTAAAAGATGCTGCAGGTTTTCCAGATGCTTTAGATGCTCTATCTTTAGCTCTTTGTCCTGGTGTCATCTTACCTCTAACTTTGCCTTTTGCTGTTGCCTTATTGCTGCCTTTTTTTAAATTACCAGACTTTTGCAATTGACTAGTAGCAATAGCATAAGAAGAACTTTTATTAAAACCTTTATCTCTTAACTGTTTTACCAGTCTATCTAAAATTTTAGGCATTACTTTTTCTTTACAGTCTGCTTTGCCCTTTTAAACTGTGCCGCAGTAGGTGCACCTTTTGCACCTTTCTTTCTCATAGCTTCACCACGTTTTCTTTTAGCGTGTATGTTTGCGTATAATCCTTTTCTTGCCATTATGAACTCTTAAATTTTTTGGAGGCAGACTTAGTCCTCGGGAAGGAACGATTGTTCATGGCATTACCATCTTTATGGTGAACGTCTTTACCGTCACCTTTTCTTACTAAGCCTGCCTTTTTTGCCATGCGTCTAGCTTTATTACGCATAGCCCTCTTCTTTTTACGAAGAGGTGACTCTGTACTAGCTTCTTGCTTGTAATTTCTTTTGTAGTTTGGACTACTAGGCACTATCCGCCTCTTCCAGTATGACCCATAAACTTTTTATCTTTAGATGACCTCATTTCTTGTTGTGTCATTCCTCTAAAAGCAGGTTTTGCATTTTTCATGCCTTTTCTAGCTTTTGATATTAAAACACTTTTTTCAAAAGCCTTTTTAGGCATTGCTTCTGCCGCACCTCTATCCCCTACTTCTAATTTTAAATCAGAAATTAAACCTTTAATAGTAAATTCTTTTTCTTTTGTTAATTTACCTTTTAAAAGATTGCGTGCCGCTTTATTTACTCTTCTTGATAGTGCTGTAATAGGATTAATATCTAATATTGCATCTAGAGTTTTTTTAAATCGTTCTTTTTTTCTATCTTCAACAGACATTATGCGTACATAGACTTAGACTTTTTAGCCTTTTTGTCTGCTCTCATCTTCATCATAGTAGATTTGGCTTTAGGTGTAGCACCTTTGCCCATCTTTTTCTTCATTCCCATCATTTTATTTGCAGGTTTCTTACCCATTTTTCCGTACATATGTAGTTTCCTCCCTAAATAATATTTTTTATTAGTTTTTCCACAAATTTATAGTCATTTATTTGACTATTTCTGAATTTATGAAACTTTTTAAACGTTTTTTGCAGATTTTCCTTGTGTTTTTGCCTATCTGCACTGGTTGTAGCACTGTAATATTCTTGACTTTGTTTAATTATATCGTCTTTTAGGCTGAACAGCTTATGCATTCTTCTTCTTCGACAGTTACTGGTGCTTTTTTGAGCCTTTCGTTCTCTGCACGAAGTTGAATCCTATCGTCATACGCCTTTTCTAACTTATTATAAAGATAATCTACGTCTTTTTGTAAGTGTTTTACTGTTTCTGTTAATTCTGTAATCATTTCTGTTGTTGTCATTTTGTTCTCCGTGGTTTTGAGTATAGAAAACCAATAGAGAAACTGTCCTCCATTGGCGTATAACTTGTGGAACTCGTGTTTGTGTCGTGGTGAGTTCCCCTCCCACCAATGGAAAGTGTATTTTTTATGGCGTATAGCCTTAATGGTTATTAAAGCGTGTGTGCTATGTTGCCAAATAAAAAATACATGTGGACTATTATAGCGTTTGAGTCATTTCTGTCAAGTAATAATTAAAGAAAAAGAAAAGTTTTTGATTGACAGATTTGAAATACACTGTATAATGAATTATCACCCCTAAAGGGGGCCCTAATATCTTCAGATAAGTATACCTACGTGTGTGCCCAAAGTAGTTTACACTTGTTTTTTACAATTTTAGCATAATCACGTATATACATATGGGAGTACCCCCCATGCCCCCTGTGTAGCCCTAGCAAGCTAGGACTCTTTCATATGTAGTCAACCAAGGTTGCCTTATTGTTTTGTAGTGTTCCACTACGGTAACTTTCGAGGGAAACAAAAGGCGAACATTTGGATTATGTGGTTTCCTTGTAAATGCTCACAAGGTAAAACATAAATTTGTATGTATTAACCTCATGGAACTATTGAGAAATAATAATTAAATTATTTGGAAACCACTCTTACAACACGTGTTGTAAACTGTGGATAAGTTTATTTAATAATTCTTATTTGTTCCTTAATGATGTCATCATTTTGACATAATCATTTTTTAATGATATATTTATAATAATTAGCAATTAAGCTATTATTAAACACAAGGAAACTTATGTCTACAGAACTTAAAACTTTTAAAACTTTAAAAGCTCAAAGTGAATTAATGCTACGAGCTAGTCGCAAGAATGACAAGGCAATAACTAAAGATAGTTTAGCATTATCACCGCTTATCGTTGCATATATGCATGATGTTAAAGACAATGCTGAATGGTCTCTAGCTAGAATTACAGCGACAATTTATGACGCAGTTGCGTATGACTCAAAGGCAGTTGATAAACAGGGCGAGTCTATGAAATCGCCAAGTTTTGAAACAAGGGTTAAACGTGCAACGTTTGACGCATTACTTGAGTTTTACCAAGTCAATCCTATGGCTGACGCTGAAAAGCAAATGTTCAATGAGAATGGCTATAAAAGAGACAATGAGGGTAATTTGACTTTACCTCATAATGTTTTATTGCCAATCATTGAAAAGGAAATTGATGGCGAAAAGCAGGAATTTCCTAATAATGATGATACTAGAATTACAGTGGTATCAAGATTGCGTGAAAAACATTTCGCGAATGTATTCAAGGGTATGAGCAAAAGACAATCAAACGCAGGACAGGGAAAAACTGACCATATTAAAAATGCGGTTGAATTGAATAAGTGGCTCGTTGCTTTATCAGATACAAAGATTTTTGATATGGCAGAACAAGACGCAAAAATTCTAAAAACTTTAGAAGATACGCTTGATAAATTTTTCACTACTAGAACTAGCTTGGTTTCTACTGAAGATGGGAATGTAGTTAATACTCAAATCAAAGTAGCTAAATAATAATAATTATAAGCCACCCGATAATTAATTTTGTCGGGTGGTTTTTTACGTCTAAAAATTTTTGTGACCGTATTTATAGAGACCGTAGGACTACTTACCGTAGTTAAGATTACCGTAGTATGACAGTAGTAATAAAATGACAGTAGTAAGCAACGAAAGGAAAAGAAAAAGCCTAGATTTCTGCCGATATATGCCGAAACGTTATGAGTTATGCCAAAGGAGTAGTGGAATTGACATAACAAAAGAAAAATAGTATTATTAATAATAACAAACAGAAAGGACATAAAATGTCATTATCAATAGACGTAGCAAAAGTATACGATTGGAAAAACTATTGCTACATAAAAGTACAAGACGAAACTACAGGCGAGGAGTATAACGAATATAATCCTGCTACAAAGTATTTAGCATGGGGTAGTATGGCAATAGGTATCGGAGAGATAACACAGCTAAACTACAAAGAAGTTTATCTTCGTCATTTGTTTATGAATAAACTTACTACAAGAGGTTTAGTATCAAACATAATGCCTGTAACTTTAGAAGATGTTAGAAAAAACATTGGACTTAAAACTAATGTTGTACATGAACCTAAAGGCAAATGGCTTAACAGAATATCTAAGACTTTGTATTGGGAATTAGAATACAACATGGAAAGGGAAAATGAAAAAGAAGAATAACAGACAATATGTTAGACACGCATACAGTACACACTTTAAAAAGCATGGGCATGCAAAATGTTTTATATGTAGAAAAACTTATACTACATATTCAAAGTTTGATAGATTTTGTAGTCCATGTAAGTCGAGAGACTTTTATCGTAATGCGATTTGACATAACGTTAAATCATTGATATTATTGTATAATAATTAACAGAAAGGTAAATTATGCAACAAGAAATACTAGAGAAGATGAAATTACAACAACAATCTCTAACAACAAATATGCTCAAAGCATTGCTGTCTGTTCTTCAGCAAAAAGATTATCTTGACGCTGAAGATGTCCAATGGCTTATTGATAAAGCTGTTAGTGAATCAGCAGAACAAACTAGGGGGTCAACATGGAACAACTAGAAATAGATAGAATTTTATATGCAGAGCAATTAACATTGTTTGATTACTACTCATACAACAACGAATTTATATATTGGCATGAGTGGGAACAGTTAAGAATTGAACACAAAAAAAAGTGGGGTATAACATGACACTAGGACAATACTTACAAATGGAAAAGTTAATACATGGTAGAGAAATACCTGCTGATATATTATATCAAATGACATCTGATAGACCAGATGAAAACTATCAACACTTTTCAGAATCAAAAGGTAGTTTGGTAAGTATCTTTGATATGAACTTACATCATTTTATTAGAGCTTATGCAAAAGTAAATAATCATGGGCAAAATGAAATGCATGAACAGTTATCAGAAATAAAAAAAATCTTGGAGGTCGCATGAGTTTAAATGATAAAATAATATTTGGTTGTCTATTGTTGATACCAATATTTTTCATTACAGTATTTATGAGTATAGGCATATGCTTGATGTATTAGTATTTATAACAATAATTATTGTAGGCACAATCATACTAGCATTATATAAATAAAAGTTTCTGTCCTCCTATGATAGAAAGAAAGAACCCCAGATTTTCGCAGTTTTCTGGGGTTTTTTCATTTGACATAAAGAGTACAAAATGGTATATTAATGATAAGTAAAAAAATAATATTTAATTTTTACGAGGGGGTGGACAGGGTACATTTTACTAACGAATCCCCCATTTAGAAAGGCAAGTATGAAAATTAATTTTGATAAACGTGATGGCAGTTGTAAAGATAATGTGTGGACATTTTATTTACCTGTTAATGCAAAGAAAGGTACACCTCTTGCACAAGAGAATGCCAATACAGAATACAAAGTCGAAGTTATATTTGATGATGTAGAAAAAACAAAAGTCAAACACATGTGGTTAGTAGACAAAAACAAATTAGGATATTGATATGGATAAGAAAAGATTTAAAGAATTAGATGAAGAAGTACAGAGGCTAGACGACATGATACCAGATGCTATAACCATGACAAGGTATGAGTTTATAGAAAAGTATACAAACGATAAGTATAGAACATTACAATTATTATTATATTGGAATATGTGTAATGATTGTTTTGATGTTAAAGAACAAGCTAAAGATATAGAAGCTATGTGGGTAGACCAATCTTATGGTGGTACTGACCCAGATTGACATACCTATATACTCCGTATATATTAGAGCCTCCCGAGTACGGGTTTTTACATTTTACACTATTATAGGAATTTGTCAATGGATTATTTTATTATTATTTTAGTTATTTTATTTATATTTTTATTACTAGCGTTAGGAAAAGACTAACATGAAACTACAAGAAGCAAAAGATATTATGGTATCATTAGGCAGGGCAGGTAAAATGCCTTGTCCTACATACAATACACCTGCAAGATTATGCAAGACAGGCAGTAAGTTACGCAAAGTAAAAGGCACTACTTGTCATGGCTGTTATGCTATGAAAGGTAATTATCTTTTCCCTAGTGTGCAACAAGGATTACAGAAAAGGTTTAATGCTTTCAAACACCCACGCTTTGTCGAAGCTATGACTTTCATGGTCAACAGGTATTCAGCCAAGTCTGGATACTTTCGTTGGTTTGATAGTGGCGACATTGCCGATATGGCTATGCTAGAAAAGATTGTAATGGTTTGTAATGGTACACCTGCAATCAAGCATTGGCTACCAACAAGAGAAGTCAAGATTGTATCTGACTATCTCAAGATATACAAAGAGTTTCCAGATAATCTTTTGGTTAGAGTATCTAGTCCAATGATTGATGGAGAGCCACTGAAGTTTGATTATACTTCAACAGTACATCACAACAAACAAGCTATTGGGCATGATTGCCCATCTAGGTTTCAAGACAATGAGTGTCGTGATTGCCGAGCTTGTTGGAACAAAGACGTTAAGAATGTTAGTTATCATAAACATTAGAAAGGAAAAGCATGAGTGATTTAGTATGGGAACATTACGCAGAACAAAGGCGAGAAGAAATGATTGATGAGATATATGAAAGTCTACCTATGATACATGCTAACAAAGGCGACTTAGAATTAAAATCTGTTATCAGTCATGTAGATGCAAGTTATGATGATTGGGAAAGGTTTATTAACAAAGAAGATATAACAGAAGTTATACAAGAATACATGTCTAACCTTGCAAGTAAGTTTCGCTAGTTTGACATAACGATTATGCTAGTGTATTATATAAGAATATTAACCATTAACAAAAGGATAAATAAATGGCTAAAACAATGTTAAACCAAACTACGAGCAGACCTATATTGTATACGTATGCTCAAGAGCAGATAGCTAAGACACCTAGCAAGTGGTCTGAGCCAAAGCAAAAAGCAATCCAAGAGGTCAAGGATATTATCCCAGAAATCAAAAAGATTGTAAGTAAAATAGTTGGCAATGCTACACCTCAATCAGACCTAGATGTACTATCGAGGTATGACGCAACAGAAGAAGAGTCATGCTTTTGGTTTACTGATAGAGACGATATGGCTGATGATAATTACAATGCTAGGCGTGATGAGCGTTCTATCTACACAAACTTTGCTTGTAGTGGCTATGGTAATTATTATCATTATGGCTCATCAAAGCGTGAGATAGGCAGTTTATCAAGAGATGATTTGATTGCCATGTACTACGAAGATATGGTGGCTAATGGTATTGATGTAATCAAATACAAGTATGTTGATGACAACGAAAAAGATTACAATGGTAAACGCATGACTACTTATCATACAGAAATACGAGATATAAAAGATAAGATAGACGCATATCAAAAAAAGTTCTTTGAGGACAATGATATGGCTATGTCTTTTATTGTTCCAAAGAGTAGGCATTCATGCCATCAACGAGCTAGGCTTGTTTCATCAGATGAGTTGGCTGTGTTTGAGAAATACTTATCTGCATTAGAACGAGTACGTCTCAAGTGGCATAAGCATTACGAGGAGATGAAAGAAAAGTTTAAGGCATATGCAGAACTTATTCGTTCTTGTAAAACTCTTGAGGCAGTAGAAGAAATATGGTCTGAGGCTTCTAATGTACGACATAAGATTGTAGGCACAGGTACAGCTTTGGCTTTATCATCTATATCTCAAAGTGTTATTCAACAAGACATGGAGGCAAGAAAACTTGCCGATACTGTTGCTGTTGTTGTAACACCTAAAGAAAGTGTAGGTGTATAATGGTCTGGTCTCATACGTTTAATACTAATGGCGAAAATAATCACAGCGATTATGAGTATCACTACAAAAGTGCCGACCACCCAAAACATATCGACTTCACTATTGATGAAGTCGTTATGATGGGGCATGACGCAGGAACTGCAGGAACACATTGGTATGTTACCATAGAAAAAGATGTGGGTAATGGCAGGACTAGGCGATACTATGGCATAGGTATTCATGTTCGTGATTGGTTAAGATTGTTCCACCGAGAACTGACTAAAGCACAAAGTGGTCAACCTCTTACCAGATATACTGCTGTAAGAGCTAGAGAACATTATTGGGTAGAGCCAGATATGTGCCTACCTGCTATTGATTCTTCTCACTTTAATGCTACAACGTCAGCCAATAGTAAAAAAATGGTGGCTTGACATAAGCCACTTGATAGTATATTATATACTTTCATAAACATCTCCAATGGGGGTAGGCTTATCACTACCCCCTTTAAGATTACGTAAGGGGAGGGGTCTGTAGACGTACAGAATGATTGTGAAGAAAAGAGAATCCCGTCACACCCCTTACGTAAACTTAAACTTACGTCAGTATCAAAGATACAGGTTGGCTTTTGTAAAAGTACTAGTGAGGTTCGAGCAACCCTTTGGTACTGACGTAAGTTTAAAAGTTTTACAATCATGTTGATGGTTTGAATCCAGAGGGTTGCTGTCTGCCCTTTTTAGCTAGACAGTTGGTTGTAGGCATAGCAAAAAGAAGCGTCATAATTAAGCGTTCGTTAATGAGTAGTAGCATTAACTCGCTGTCCATAGTTAACGTATGGTTATAAACTCGGACTTGTTTGCTGATTTTACTAGCCAAGATTACTTTTTATCCTTGTTGTTTGGGTAGTCTTGGCTTTCCCACACTTCCTATTTAGGAGGTGGGAAGGAGGTGTTAATATGGCATCTTTAGAAAAAGCTCTTGCTGAGATTAGGCTTTGGACTACTGATTATTCAACTTATGAAGATGAAGAAATCCTTGGTTTGATTGAAGAAAGAGCAGGCTTTGTTCTTGATTCTTTTGATTCAGAAACGATTTTAAAAGAAATTAAGCTAGCCAAAAAAGACTTGTTTTCATATTATTTTGAAGATAAGCATTAATATAAAGTCAAGTAGCTTTCTCGGTCTGTTACTTGACTTTTTTTTTGGTCTATTGTATACCCTCCTCATGAATTACTCACAACAACTATTAATAATAAAAAGTTTAGTTCCTAATACAGATGTGGATACAAGAATGGATTGTCCGTTTTGTCATAACACAAATACTCTCACAATAAAAAAGAACAACTCAGATTTAATGTGGTATTGTTTCCATGCGTCTTGTTCTGCTAAAGGCAAACATCAAGAAGCTATGTCAATGGAACAGATTTATGAAACCGTAGTAAGGAAAGACAAAGAAAAAGAAAAAGAAAAAGATTTTGTAGTTCCCTCTAGTTTTATTTCTATACATTCAGAACCAAAGTGCATAGAGTATTTACGAAAGAATAATTGTTTGAAAGTAAAAGAAAAAGGAAAAGCTAGCTTTATGTATGATGTAAAGCAACATAGGATTGTATTTTTAATAAAAGAAAAAGAAAAAGTAAAAGGTGCAATTGGTAGAGGTTTAAACTCATCTGTCTATCCAAAGTGGTACATTTATGGCGACAAGACTTATCCTTTCATATGCGGTGAAAAAGAAAAAGCAATTTTAGTAGAAGACTGTGCTAGTGCTTGTGCAGTATCACATTTATATTCTGGCGTTGCTTTGATGGGTACAAGTTTACCAGATAGTTTTATTCCTGTAATTAGAAAAAAATTTAAAGAGGTAATTGTTGCACTTGATAGAGATGCAACGACCAAGGCATTTGACATAAGCAATAAGTTAAGATATTATATGCCTACAAAAGTAAAGATACTTCAAGATGATTTGAAATATTTTAATGAACAACAAATAGAAAGTGTATTACAATGAGTAAAGAGTTAATAGTAGAAAAGAAAAACGTTTTTGGGCAAGAGTTAGTGTACCCTATATGTGAAAACGCAAAAAGGTTTGCACTATTGACAGGTCAAAAAACTTTATCATCAACGTCAATTATTATAATTAAAAGATTAGGTTTTACTTTTAAACATGCAGAAATAAAAATATGAGACAGATGTTTCAACAACAGTTTCGTGATTTGTTAGTTGATTTTTTGTATATGCATCTGAAAGAAAAAGTAAAAACAAAATCAAATCTAAAGAAAACAATAACCACATTTGAAGACATGTGGTTAGAAACTTTACGGGAGAATAAAAAGAATGACAAACGAAAAGTTTGAGTGGCCAGACTATTATAATTATTCTAAACCAGAATTTTTAAATAAAAAAGAAAAGAAAAAGAAAGAGTGTATGATGTGTAATAAAGATTTTATGAGTGAGGGCAATCATAATCGCATATGTTGGTCTTGTAAAAATAGCGATGATTGGCATCATGGAAATGATTATAGTTTTGTAAAATGATGTGGAAATTAATTGATTGCGGTACATATCCTTGGTTTGTTTTAGAAAAACAAAAATATTTTCATTGTGTTTATTCGTACAATGGTGAATATAAAAAAATAAAAATTGACAATAGGGTAAAACCAAAATTATATGCTATGAATGATAAAATGTATTTAGCGTATTTAAAAACTTGGCCACTAGCCACTGCGTCATGTATACTTGACAAAAAAAGTGCAAAGTTTTATATTAAGCATTGGAAAGATAAAACTAAAACAAAACTAATGAAAGAAATAACTAAACAATTGAAAGCGACTATAAATGGAAAAGGAGTTAATTAAATTACTATTAAATAAAAACTTTTACGATAAAAATAAAAGTAAATTATCAAAAGAGTTTTTTACCAATGGTACAGGTGCATTGTATGAAACAATACAAAGTGCCCATCAAGATTCAGAACAAGATTTAAGTATTGGAGAAGTTTCTACTTTACATTTAGAGGTTTATAATCCTGCCCTTTCTAAAGCAGCAAGAGATAACTTTGATGTTTTGATTAATGAAATAAAAGATATTGCGTTACCAAATGAAAAGATAGCACAGAATATTATTCGTTCTTTATTTAAAAGAGGTATAGCACAGCATGTAGCCCAAATAGCAACGGATATATATAATGGCAGTGACATTGATTTTAGTGAAATAAAAAAACATTTAGATGTAACTTTTGAAGAAGTAAATGAGTACGAATATGTTACAGGTAATA